GGACAGCCATCTGCGGGCGAATCACCGAATAACCGTACAGAACGTCGATACGGCACGGCATACGGTCGTTGTTGATGTCGTACTGACGGACAACGCGGAGCGAGATACCGTTGTGAACCTGACGCGAAGCCATGTCCACACCCTGCGGCATCAGAAGGTCTGCCGTCGCAAAGGCGATTGCATCCTTGTGATAGGCAAGGTTCTGCGGGAACTGCGAGGACGCAGCGCCCAAGAACGTCACCGTAGCCGAACTCTGCGGGAACGAATCCACCGTCGCCAGCGCGCTGACCGGGGTGTAGATCGCCGGGCTGATCGACACGTTGGTGTACGCACCACCCGAAGCGGTCGCATCGGCAGTCACAACGAACTGCTGAAGCGAGCCGGTCGATTCACGGGTCTGCGGGTTGACCGCAAACACGCTACCGATGGTAAACACATCGCCCTTCTTGAGCGTCTGCGTACCGGTGCCGGTGATGTTGATGGTCGTGGCGCCCTGCGTGGTCACCGTCGAAGTCACCGAATGAGAACCCGTGCGGGTACCCGTGGTGAACTGCTTGATCGACTGCGACATGGCAAGTTCGTCAAAGCCGAGGATGCCCTCGCCGAACATACCGTTCTTGAACTGCGCCGAGATCGTGCTGACGGGGTTGAACAGCCCCTTCATGCCCTCGATCAGTCCCGCGTTCGCAGCCGGGTTCACGGTGAGGTAGCGCGGGTTCATGCCCGCCGCCGACTCGTTCAGCCTCTGCTGCGCCTGAAGGAGCGCAAAAGAAGTGGACGGCGTGGTTCCCGGCGTACCGACCGACTGGTAGATGCCGTTGAAGCAGTTCGCCACATCGGCGTCGATGGACGCGGCAAGCTGCGAGATACGCGGCTTGAGAACGCGGTCAGCGAAGTCGTCCAACTGCATGGTCATTTCGGCGGTCGTGAAGTTCACGCCGATATGCTTCTGCGAGGACACGGTAAGCGTGGTGAACTGCTCGTTGTCGTCCTGAACCCCAAGCGCGGCACCGTCGGTGACGAGAGCGCGATCCGGGAGACGAATACGGAGCGTGGTGCCGATCTTGGCACCCTGGTTGGCAAACGAATTGTCGTACTGCCGGTTGACGTTGCGGGTGATTACAAGGTTGTTCTCGAGGATTTCGAGAGCCTTCCTCGTGATCATGTCAATTGTAAGAAGTGAATTAGACACAGCGGACTCCTAATGATTTAACGGCGGTGCTGCGCTTCCCACTTTTTGGCTTGGCGACGACGTTCGGCTTCGATCCATTCCGACGTACTCATGGCCGATATTGACCGTGGGTCGGTGGTGTCGTAGCCCCCGGCGCTGTTGCCTTTAGCCGTTACCGGCTTGATGGGAGGCGGGGCGTTGGTTGTCTTTTTGACCGGCGGGTTATCGGCCAACTTGGCCTCGATCCGACCGATCTCCTTGGCTTGCAGGAAAGGGGACAGGCGGGAGATACGATCCGCTTCCTTGGGGTTTGCCCCCAGATAGTAGGCCAAGTCTGGCCCGATATCGGATGCCTGAATCGTCTGGGCCATCACAGTCGTGATCGGTAGCGCCGGGTTGTACGCGACTTGCTGAAAGTCCTCGTACTTCTCACGCGCCGCTTCTTCACGGTCGTGGTAAGCCTCCAAGAGAGCCATTTGCTCCCGCTCTGCCTCGCGCTTCGCAAGCAGTTCCTCGGCTTTACGGGAGGCGAGAGCCTCTGTATAGCCTTCCGGGTCTGCTTCCTTGTCGGGCAGCGCAGCCGGTTCCGAGGTCGTCGGAGCCTTGAGCGCCTGTTCTCTTTCCCACTTGCGCCGCTCTCGGGCAAGTCTCTTGCCGACCATCGCGTCCAACTCCTCTTGAGTGAACGTCTTGGAGGGCTTTTCCTCCGGCTGTGGCGTTTCCGCAACGACTTCAGGTTCCGGGGTAGCCGTGACCACCGGTTCCGGCGCGGCTTCTGCCGCTACGACTTCAGGGACAGTTTCGTCCGTCATAACACTTCCTTTCGGAAAACCTGGTCATCCGGGCCAGTACGGGTAGACAATACTATTGATGTTGCGCTTATGCAACATCAGAAACTTCTTGATTGCTCCGTCCACGTGGTTGCGTCTCTTTTTAGCAACTTCACGTAGTCGTTGGAGGTTACGCCGGTAATGTTGACGCCTCCCTTGAGGACGATATTGGCGTTGTTCTGAATCGTGACGCTGGAGGAGAGGCGAACGGTAATGACCTGCCCTTCCTGCCCGCCTGTGAAGTTTGTGACGGTCGTAGACGTGGCGTAAGCGGCCAGCGACACATAGTCGTTGTAGGCCACGTTTGGAGTTGTGTCACCACTTGGGTAGATGTAAATGGAAATGTTGTTGTTGATCGGGGAGTTTCCCGACACAACCCGGAACATTTCCCGACCTCGCGTCCACAAATAATATCCCGGCCCGTCCTCTGTAGGATAGAACGAGTTTCCCATCAGCACATGGCCGTTGCTCTGCCCCGAAGTCCATTCAGCCATTTCAAGCTGATAGTTGGGGAAACTGTTGGTCACAACGTTGTTGACGATGGAGCATTCCGTCAGGGAATACGTCCCCGCTCCGTCGCTGACCTGATAGGTAAAGATGGCGGGTACGGCTGCGCTGTTGGTAATGACGTTGCCGTCAACGCGGATGCGGGTCATGCCCGACCCTGCAAAGCCGTCTACTGCTGCCGCCGGGAACCCGTAGGCGTAGGACGCGAGATTGGTGGTCGTGCTGTTCCACGCCGACTCCACGCCGATACTGGCGCGAGCCGCCTCGCCCGACATGACGTTGTTGATAAAGGCGCAGTCGTCGCTCTGGATGCCGCAATAGGCAAAGAACCGGGGGGCGAGGCTTGTGGCCTTCATCTGGTTCCCAATGAACGAATTGTTTTTGGAGCCGAGGTAAACCTCAATAAACGCCTCGCCGTCGCAAACGGTGGACTGCATATTGTTGTTGGCGACCAGATTGTCGGTCGAGCCATAGGCAATGCCGACTGCCGTGGAAATGTTTTGCAGGATGACGTTATCGCTGATGTTGTTGAACTTGGCGCAATGCTGCATGGAAACGCCGCGAATGTTGTTTCGCATGATGTTTCCGGTAACGGTCGTGTACTGCGCAGCGGGCATGGAAATGGCGTAATAGCCGCCGTGCAAAATGTTGTCGGCAATGGTGTTCCATTGCGCGTAGTACGTTGCCGTCGCGGCTGTAAACGTTGCCTTCCAGTACGCCGTAGGGTCAGCGTAGGGCGAAATGTTTAACTGCGAGTTGAGTACATCAATGGCAATGCACGGGCCGTTTTCCGGGTTTGCGATCGAGGCAATGTTTTCGCCCGTTATGACGTTCCCAATGATCCGGTTGTAGATCGTAAACGCCGTACCCGCGAGATACGTCCGCAGGTAGATGCCGCCCTTTCCGAGCGCCCAATTCACGTTGTAAATGACGTTGTTGATAAACGAGCATCGCTGCACGTTTTCGCCAATCAAGACGGCAAACGACCCGTTGGGGGTGCTGATGTCTTGATTATTGGCGTCAATGTACAAGTCCTGCATCGTAAAATCGAACACGTTTGCCACAGCGCCGCTCTGCTTGCCGCGCAGCAAAATCATGGCCGTGCTGGTCGTGTACTTGAGCGCCCCGCCAAGGCCGATCAGCCCGCGAACGCCGCTATCCACGATGAGTTTGCCCGCCACGGCGAACGTGCCTACGGGGACGGTAACAATTGCGTTACTAGTCTTTGCCGCAGCCAAGGCGTTGTTGATAGCGGTAGTGTTGTCCGTTACGCCGTCGCCTACCGCGCCATAAGCCGTGATGTTGATGTAAGGGCCAGGGAACGCGCCCACGGTCGCCTTCACGGTATCGCCGTTCTGCACGACCGGCACAAGCTCGCTGCCCGTCAGCGGGAGCGAAGCGGGGGCGAGTTGCGAAATCTTCTTGGTTGCCATAATTAACCCCACGGGAGAGGCATGGCCTCGGTTCGGTTTTCAAGGGGCGCGGCGGGTGATGTGAGTTCAGCCTCAACTTCGGCCTTGTTGACTGCGTTCCAGACCCATTCCAATGCCATCTGCTCGGTCAGTTTTGCATACGGGACAAAAGACTCTCCGGGCGCGGTCAGCCCCACGGTGCCGTACTTGACGTTGCCACCTGCCGCAGCCTTCCATTGAACGTATGCCACAACGTCGGCTTTCCCATCAAAGTCGGGCGCAACGATTAGTTTTGTGACGTTCCACACAACCATGATTTACTCCTTCGGCAGCGACACGATGGACGGTGCCACAAAAGATACGCTTGGGAAAGTAACCGACGACGCGGTGACGACAGGGACTACAGGCTTTTGAACAACCCCTTCCTGCGGGTTCTCGCATTCGATCCACGCCAATCCGTCATGCGCCCAATTCCATTGATAGCCGGGGCGGTCAAGCGGCTTCGGGACGCGGATAATCCACTCGTTGTTCAGCCACGCAAGTTCCTTGCCCCACGGCACTTCGGGAGCGTCAGGCACTTCCACCCAGCCTTCGGTGCCGTCTGTTTCGGTCTTGGGGTATGAGCCAAGTTTGCTGTACAGCATATCGCCTCAGTAAAGCGGAAACGCCGCAGTCGGCGCGGTGAAGTTCGCGGTGTAGCGGGCAACGCCTTTGGTGACGCGGAGGTCGTCGATGTAGCCGGCAAAATCTCTTATGTTGGTTTGATCGCGTCCGATATATGGCCCGCCGGAGACATCTGCTACGGTGCCAGACCATGTTCCTGTAGCGCGTGAAACGCCATCAATGTATGCAGTCCATGCACTTCCGTTTCTGACAATAGCAATGTGATGCCAAGCGCCATCTCTAATGTTTGCGCCAGACGTTGCAAGCAAAGGAACTCCTGCGCTGAAATCTCCAAAAAACACCGCAACATCGCCCGCAGTAGCGGACGCATAATTTATCATTACAGTCCATTGGCCGGTTACCGGAGACGCAGAAGGCCACCTGCTGTACAACGTTGCAAACTGCGTAGAACTTGTGGTGTTGATCCACATTTCCCATGTCAAATTGCTGCCCCCCGGCTCTAATGCTGTATTGTCCGGGCAAGCCAAAAAATCCCCACTCCCGTCGAACGCAATGGACGCCCCGCCCCACTTGCTCTGTGCCGTGCTGATCTGCGCATTGCCTACGGTCTCTAGGTCGTTCTTGGCAGTCGCGTCAAGGACACCTGCGTTGGTGAAGTTGAGCAGGAGCGAGGTGTTGGTGATAGCGGTAAGGGGCGCGGTCGGGACGGTAATCGTAGACGACGCTGGGTCGTACACAGCCGAGCCTGTCACAATTCTTAGCCCGCTTATGTATCCAGTAAGGGGATTTGACCCGCCAAACGCTTCGCGCCCTACTTCAACGCTAGTTTCTGTCGCGGGAGTGGCATTTGATGTGGCTTGAGCAACGCTTGCGCCGTTTACCCACATCCGAATGTTATTGCTGCCCGTGCCACTACGCGCTACAGCAATATGAGTCCATGTCCCCGTAGTCAGGGTTCCAGCGTTTATGCTAACGGCGTAAGCACCGCTGTACGGCCCCATAGTGAACCGAGCATTTGCACCGTTCGTTCCTAAACTGAACTGATAAAACCCGCTTCCGTCTTGGGTCGTAAAAATATTCTGAATGCCGGATACGGTAGACAGATACACCCATGCTTCAATGGTAAAGTTTCCGCTTGGGCGAAATACGGCGTTGGGGCTTAGCGCAAGGTAATCCCCGCTTCCATCGAAATACCCACTCCCGCCGTTGGCGGCTGCGCTGTACGCAGTCCCGGAGGCAGGGGGGAACGGCGAAAACGTACCCTGCGTGGTGTTGCCATTGCGGGTGATGCTGAAGGTATTCGTGGACGAGTCAAGGAACGTGTTGTTCTGCGCGCCGTTCGTGCCGTTACCGGGCAGGAGCAGCGTCGTAGACGAAAAGAACGGGTCGCCGGGGATAGGGCCAAACAGGCCAAACCCTCTAGCTGATGCAACGCCCCGTGTTCCAAGCAGCGGCATTAGGCAAACCTGGTCTGCGAGGCAAACACCGAAAAAGTCGCTGCTGCCGTCTTGATGATCGTATACGAGTACACATCGACGCTTGAGGCGTTGCCCGAGGACGGGGCTGTGCCGCCCTGCCACCGAGTCGTAACGCCAGAGGTCGTGCCGTCTACCTGCACCGTTGTGTTGTAGTAGGGCGTGGCGCCGTTCGTCACAAGGAAAGCGACCGTAATGGCCTGTCCCGTAGAAAGAAGCGTGTTGAGCGACGTACCGGCAGACCCACGGAAGTTGACCGTCCAGTTAGCCGATGCGTTGGTCGTGTAGAACAGTACCGACTGCGTGGTGACATCGTAGGCAATCGTTCCGGTCGCTGCGGTAGCCGATACCGTCACCGTTTCTGCGGCGTCGGTCAGGACTGCCCCAAGCGTGGAGGAAGTCCCGTTGAACGTCTGCGTAGCCGTGAACGTGGTCGCTGTACCGGGGGCAACGTAATCCGTCCCTGCGGTCGCGGCAGAGAACGCCAACGCCCCGTTGCCCTTGAGGATGCCGGTGACCGTAGATGCGCCTGTGCCGCCGTTAGGAACGGTCAGTACGGGAACCGTCGTCAGGTTCTTGGATGCGTCGGTCAGCATCACACTTGAGGCCGTCTGCGTCGGCGCGTTAAGCGTCTGCACAGACAGCGTAGTCCCTGACTCCATCGTCATGTTCCGTGGGACGGAATAGCCGTCGCCTACGCCGGGGGCGCGTATCTGCGGTACGGACGTATCTAGGGCAAGGACTTCAAGATTAGCCATACTTACCTCACGCGGTCAGCGCGGCAACCTTCATCTGGAACGCTTTGACACGCTCGTCAAGGGCGGCGCGATCTTCTTCCAACTTGGCCTTGGCGGCAAACAGCGCATCGGTGTTAGCCAACAGGCGCGCCTCACGATCCTGCAACGCCTTTTCCTGACGCTGGATGTCCTTGGCGTGGTTGTCCAATTGCGTAGACCGCTCGTTGTAGTCCTTGTCAAACACGCCGATCTTGTTGGCAAGACTGGCTTCGCGCTTGGCAAGTTCAACGTGGTGGTTGTGCGCGGCCTTCAACTGCTGCGTGGATTCGTCCAACTGCTTCTTGGCTTCGGCTTCTGCGTCGGCCTTGATCTTCTGCGCTTCAACGCGCAGCCGGTTGGCGTCCTCTACGGCACTTATGGCGCCCTGGCGCTTTTCCAGTTCGTCGCGCAACTGCGCGAGAGTCGCAAGGTCGCGGGGCAACTGCTTGGTGAAGTACCCAAGGTAGTCGATGTTTTCGGAAGGATTGGTGATGTGCATGACGGCCTCAGGCGTAGTAGGTGACGTTAAGCGCAGCGCTCGCCACGGTTTCAATGAACCGAATCTGCGTCAGGTCGCCGTCGTATTGAAGCGTAACACCCGCCGCGAGGGGCATTCCCACCGAGGCGGTAGGGGCTACGCCGTCGTCGCGCCACCGCACCGATTGGGTCTGCGGGATGATGACCGCGAACGTGGGGCGGCAGGAAATGCCGTTAGCGTCAACGGTCGGGACAGTCAGCGCCGTGGAAGCACTCAGCGAGGTGATCTGCTGATACCCCAAGCGGGTTGTGATGGTTTTAGACATATAAGCTCCTGTTAGACCGGCACTTCTTCCCAAGTCAGACGGCCAGCGACCGAAAACACGGTGCTGGAAACGGTGTTAAGCAGCGCCAACACGCCACCCGGCGGCACGAAGATGCTGCCGTCGAAGTTCTCCGTACCCGCGTAAGACGGAAGCAGCGCGGTCGAGGCGAGCGTCGTGTAGGTTAGGCCCGAGGGCGACGGCAGAGCCGAAGCAGCCATGATGGCGAGGTTGTTGGTCAGGCCCGTCAGGGCCGTGGTGCCGAAGAACCCACGCGCCGACGATCCGCTAGTGGCCAGCGTGCGAGCGTTGAACGGGTTAGACCCCGTGCTGACCGCGCCGTTTGCGAGCGACGAGGCCCACACGAACGCTCCGGGGGCAGCGCCCGAGGTCAGGTTGTTCGCAACGACCGTCAGCACCGCTTGGAGGATGACGAGGTTGACGGTGGACGATGACGGGTTCCAGACGCCCAGAATCGGGGTCGTGGTCGCAGTCAGCGAAATGGTGTTAGCGGACAGCGCCGAAAGGCCGGTGTTGCCGGTGAAATAGACGTTGTTGCGGTACACCTGCTCGTAGAAGCGACCGTGCAGATTCGAGGCGATGGAATCGCCCAACTGACCGGAGCGGCCATTGACGACCGCATTTGGACCAGCAGCCGAGGGCTGACCAACGATGTTCTGGATGATAGGCATGGAAATGCTCCAGTTAGTAAGACGAGAACCCGGTGACGTTCAGCAATACGCTGGCCCCGGTTGTGCCAGCCGTGTAATTGAGTGCCGTTGCAGCGGTGCCGCGCAGCGGAGTGGGGTACCGCAACTGAACGGGCAGCGTCATGCTCGCCGGTACGCTGAATGTCACAAGCGTTGTCGCGCCATCTTGAATCGTAAGCGTCGTTGCCGTCGCGTTCGTGTTCTGAAACGTAATGCTCGTAACGTTGGTGCGGATATTTGCCGCCTGTGCCGCACGAATCTGCGTCTGCGTGTTTGTCGTAACCGTCGTGCTGACGGAGAAATCAAGATCAGCCGCAGCGTACTGCTTCATGATCATCTGACCGGACACGGAATAGGTCGCACGAATCGCGTCACCAGCCGCCACCGTCGAGGCAGGTAGCGCGGTACGCGCCACGCCGCCTGCAATGATCGGGTTGGAGGTGGCGGCGGTGTCCTCCGCGATATTGCCTCCGACCGCCAGCATACCCGCTACACCGGCTGTAACAACTCCGGTGCCGCCAACTTGCGACACGTTGAATGATGGCGTGGAAGCCGGGGCAATAGCGGCGGCGTTGCGAAGCGCCATGTCGGCGTTGACAAGGCCGCTCGTCCACGCCGTGACTTGCGCGCGGAAGAAACGCCCTGCCGTGGGGATGAGCCATTGACCGTTGGCCGTCGCGGTGTTGACCGGAGCAGCAGCGCCAGCCACAGGCCATGCGACCACGCTTGACCAAGTGCCGCCGTCGTTTGACGTTTGGAACGTCACCGTACCGGCCCATGTGCCGGTCAACTGCAAAACAATGCTGTTGTAACCCGTGGTATCAGCGACAACGATGGTGCCAAGACCCATGCGGCCGTTGACCAAGCGCACGTTGTCGGCAAGGATCAATTGGCCGAAGTTGTTGGCCCTGATGCGCGTGGGATAGTTGTTCTGATCTATCGCCGTGACATGTACCGAGTACGCGGGGTCGTTGCCGACCAGCGTGGCCTGCGTGAACGGCAGGTCGTAGTCGGTCGTCCGCAGCGAGTACGAGCCTGACACCGAACCCACAAAGTCCGTCGTCGTCAGGACGCGGAAAAACTTCGCGCCGAGCGGGACATACAGCGTATCGGGGCCGTAGAACGTGTCGCCCGTCGCGTTGTCGTCGTTGAATGCGTACGCCTGAATGTTGTAGTAGGTCGTGCCGTCTTGGCTCGCTTGCAGCGTCACGCCGCCCGCAAAATTGCCGTCGATCTGCACAATTGCCATTGTTTCGTTGGCGGTATCTTGCGCAGTAAACAGAACGGTGTTTGCGGCAACGACGGGGCCGAACGCGGTCGCCGTGCTGGGGTTGTTTGAATACACGCTTGAAACTGTCCCGACCGGGGTATACAGCGTCCAAGCAGGAATCGCGTAGGCGTTCGGCGTACCCGATCCCGTGTCGCGGTAAACGAACAACTGCCCCGTGGAGTCTACGAATACGGTGTCCGACAGGCTTCCACCGCCGCCGCCACCGCCTCCCGTAGTAGGCAGGGCGTTCACGGAACTTACATCAACGGGGTTGCCGAAGGCATCCTCGTAGGCAATGACGGCTCGTTCTGGTGCGCCCGTGTACTTCATGCGAGGAACTTCAGCTTGTAGAGCGTGGAGAGGTACAGCCCCACCACTTCGTCAATGATGTTCTGTATCGCAGAATCTTTTTCCTCGCAGACCTTGTAGCGGTTGGCCTCAATCTCCGCGAGGGAGTCGGTCAGAAACTCAATGACGTTGCCGGTCTTTTTGGCAGACTGGAGCGAAATCGGCCCGATCAGCCCGTGACGGCCCTGATAGGCTTCGGCAAAAGAGTCGGCCAAGTCCACGATACCGTCGTAGAACTCGTTAAGCGCCTTGTGTTTGGCGTAGGAACGGGTGTTGAGATGCACGGAATGGGTGACATCCCGCGCCAGGAACAGATGACCTACAAAGTCTGCCGCCTTCATTGCATTTCTCCACCCATCGGGGGCATTTCTACCCCCATGTCGGTTTCACGTGGAACCGGAACCATCTCGCCGCTTGACATCATACCTGCAAGTGTGCCGGCGACGATATCCTGAACTTGCTGTTCGTTCAGGCTCGGCTCCATCGTTTTGAGGCGGTCGGTCTCGGCCTTGAACGCCGCAATGCGCGCCATGGCTTCCTTGACCTCGACATCGCGCACTTCGATGGACTGCTTGAAGTTCTGGAGCATTTTGAACATTTGCTCCATCTCTGCCGCCATCGCTTGAATCTGCTGCTGCGCGGCTTGAAGGGCGGGCGAGTCGTCGCTGTCCTCCAAGAGTTTAGGGTCAATGGTCTTGGCAAGGCGTTCGGCAATTTCCTGCGCCCCCGGCCAGTCCATGTTCTTGACGAACAGGTCTCCGGCCACAGCCCAGAGTTCCGGGTTGGCCTGAAGAATCTCGCCCATCGCCGCCATGGCTTCCTGCCGCTTGGTGTAGTACGACGGGCCGGTGGTGACGGCCACATCGTATTTACCTACGGACGGGTTGTAGATTTTTTCCAGCACGATGCCGTTTTCGTCCTGAATCTTGCGAACAGGCTCCGGCTGTGTGGGGTCGATCTTGACCGTCTTGGTCTTGCCGTCCATCCCGACGATACGCGCAATCCGTTG